TCGTGCGGAATCTCCGAATGATCAGTGTCAAGTATGTTAGCTTCTGGATGAGCAAAGTCAATAGTAAATAAATATTTTCCTGCGTGCCATTTCTTATCTTTTCCGATATACTTACCGGCCTGTGATTCTAAAATGTCCCAAGAAGTAACAGCAGGATAATAGCTGAAACAATTCCAAAGCTGAAGTTCATCAAGTCGTCTTGTGGGCACTCGGGATGGCTCAAATCCCTTCTGAATAAACGCGCTAATAGGTAGGCGATAAAATATTGCACCGTTTTCCATAATAGCATGCCATAGTATACTCCTTCCAGTAAGAGCCGATATGCCGAAGATGATGCAGTCTTCAACTTCTCCTTGATGTTTTTGTAAGTCATATAAAAACTCTCTTCTTATCTGTGCATATATAGGTGGTATGTTTGCATTTAAATAAGCCATTAAAAATCCTCATCTACAAACTCCTCCTCATTGTTTACGATATCACCCCAACATTCTCCGTCTTCGAAGTCAACCTTGTTAGGTATCTTGAGAGGAACAGCTTGTTCCATAATTTCTTTTATCCTATCAGCTTGTTGCTTAGTTTCAAAGGATATATTTAACTCATCATGTAATTGTATCATTGGTAATAAACCCTCTTCTCTTAAATCTATCATGGCTTTCTTTGTCATATCAGCGGCACTACCTTGAATTAATTTATTTAAAGCTTTGTATGTAAAAGCTCTTTTAATGTTCCGTGATCCGTGTTCCAATGACGCTTCTTCAAAAGTCTGAGGTTTATGCATACCAAACGTAGTTGGTTCCCACATCTCAAATCTACACTTTCTACCAAGTATGGTCCTGATCCAACCCCTTTGTTGTGCTCTATCCATAGTGTGATATATAAGTTGTTTTACAAAAGGCACGTGAGCATGATACGTGCTTAAAAGATCTCTAGCCCTCTCTTCTGTTACACCTAATTGTCCTTGTAGTTTAGCTTTACCCATTCCATAAAATAACCCAAGATTAATTGTTTTGGCTTGTGATCTAGGTATGTCAGCTATCTTCGCAACCATTGAATGAAAGTCTGCTTCACCTTTTTCGTATGCATCTGCGATAGAAGCCACTCCTGTGGTTCCTAGAGTAGCTAAGGCATAATGGACTACCAACCTAGGCTCTTGCTGAGAATAGTCAAAACAACCCCATCTGTGGCCCTCCTCGGGCATAAATATAGACCTAATACCCATACCTAATCTAGTATAATTAGGTAATTGTTGTAAATTAGGGTTAGAATAAGAGAGTCTACCTGTAATGGTTCCTCCAAAGTCTCCTCTTAATTGGTGTATGTCAGCGTGTATACGACCTTTATAAACATAATTTTTAATAGAATCTAAAAATGTATTACGTAATTTATCTAATTCTCTTGCACTAGCGATTGCTCGTAGCACAGGATTTTTGTGTTTCTTTAAATAATTTTTTGTAAAAGAGGGTTTTTTTGTTTTTTCTGTTCTATCAAAATCATCGATACCTAATTTATTACACACAATTTCAATACTTTTTGCAGCCCATACTTCAGGATAAACACCTGTATCATCATGTATTCTTTTTATGTAATGATCGTATGATTTTTTTAATTGGTTATCTAATTGATCAACTTGTGACTCACTAACTCTCACACCTTTTATTTTCATATCCAAAATACAAGGTAAAACTTTTTGTTCTAAACTTACTATCGATTGTAAGTCTTGAAACTCTATTTGTTTTTTAAGTTCTTGCCACAGAGCTAAAGTTATTTCCGCATCTTTTTCTGCATATTCACCCACATACATAGCTGGTAATTTATACATTTCTGATTTAGCATCTACACCCCACTCTTTTGCTGCTTCTTGTAATGCATTTTCACTTTTACCCATGCCTGTATAATCTTGAGATACAGAATTTAAATCATACCTAAACCTATTTTCATTTACAAGTGATGTCATAATCATCGTATCAATAATTTTTCCGTGAACCGTGAGTCCTAATCTATGAATCCAACACAAATCATATATTGCATTGTGAAATATTTTGTCTGCATCTGTTTTTAAAACATCTTGAAACCAACCGATAACTTTCTTTCGTTCTAAGTTTGGACCAGATTCATGAGCGATCGGATAATAAGCAGACCAATTTTTTACAGCTACTGCTATGCCAACCACATCACCTTGTCCTCTCATCGAGGAGGATCCTTTTGTTTTTAAATCAGGATCTTTAGTTTCCAAGTCAATTGATATCTCATCATACTTTGACAAATCAGGAAATTCATCAGGTGGAAACCACTCTGACTGCGTCGTAAACATAGGTTTTTGTATCATTTGTAATCCCTCTCTATAATCATTTCTAAAAAATGTATTGCTTTTAATATGTCTTGCTTCTTTCCTTTATCACGATGACGTATTATATATTTTATAGCACACCCCTCCGGATATAGCAACTCATTCTCAACCACAAACTTGCTTGGTTGGATCTTATACTTTTGATAATGAGATCCTCCATGTTGTTTGTCCCATACTTTACTCATACTTATTCTCCTCTCCATAAACTTCTCTTTCCATTTTTTCTATAAATTTGTAAAAATTATTGTCGACCCTTAACAGTTTATCTTTCTTAGTGCTTTTTATGTAGTTTTGTAATAAGGGAAAAGGTTTCTTGTACTCACCTGGTATTTCAAAGAGATATAGATTATTTTTACATCTCGTAACACCAACGTAACAAACTCTTAACTCCTCATCTTCTTTTCTATCATCACCTAACATATAAGCATCTAATGAAAAACCCCACTCAACACCCATTACAACTTTGTCAGCCTCCATACCTTTGACTCCATGAATGGTTGAAACAATAATTTTAGTTCTTAATGTAGGATTTTTCTCCCAACATCTTTTTAAGTAGTCGTTAAAATCTGCCCTGTCTTCAAATAATGCTTTTGGTTTTTTATCACTTACAACTCTTTTAGTATCGAACCAAAATATTTCATGCCAAATTTTTTCTTTTGGACAATTTAAGTGAAATTTTTCTTTTAATTCTTCATAAGAAAAAAGTTCATCAGTATATAGTTCTGGAGGGGCTGTGTCTTTAGTTGTGAGTGCAGTTTTTTTACGATCAGATATAAATTCTTTCTTTATATTTTTTACCATATTGATATAATGTATGCCTTTTATTGAACCACCTTCTTGTAAAGTGTTCCAATATTCTATTACGTTTCTACAATTATCCGGAAAAGAACTTTTAAACTTACCTCTATCGTCTAGACTTTGTGATTTTTCTAAAAATGCTAAACCTTTATGTTTTAAAAAGAATGCGTATGGTCGACAAAGACTGTTAGCTCTTGCACAAAAAATTACCTCAGATTCTGGTCCTATATCTTCAATCTCATCCAGACCATATATATAATCAATGGTCCCCTCTTCTCCTGTTTCAATTCTTTTTTTACAAAAAAATTCATTACCTAATCTAGTTTTTATTTGATCTCTTATCGAAATAGCAAAGTCATATATTTTTCCTGGTAGCCTGTGTGTTTTTTCTAAACGTGTAACGTTTTCTTTTCTACAAGGCCATTTTTGAAATATCCTAACATTAGATCCTTTCCATCCATAAATTGCTTGATCATCGTCTCCAACTAAATATAAATCTCTAGTTTTTCTAGCTATTTTAGAAATAACCTCCCACTCTAATTTAGATAAATCTTGTGCCTCATCCACTAATACCACTTCGTATTTTGGAAACTCAACTGTTGGGTATAAGGCTTTTATTAACATGTCATCAAAATCAATCATCCCATTTTGACTTTTAAAATTTTTAAGACAATTGTAAAAATATATTAGTTGCTCTGTGTGCACATTTTTATATTTATGGTTTTCGCTCTCCCCAAACCAATTTAATATTTTATCTAATTCATCTTTTCCATATTTTTTGTTTTTGTCATAACCATACTCATGTAATGCTTTGTTAATAATATCATAGTAAATATAAAGTTTTTTATCTTGGTTTTCAGACCACAGTGCTGCAATCTCATCCTCGCTATCGTATTTTTCATCATCTAACATAATCCACTTATCTGGATCAGTCATATATTTTTTTTTAAAAGATTTTTTAGCATCAGTATTAAAAACATCCCCTCCACCTATTTTATCTTTACAAAATTTATGTATAGTAGTTATTGATTCTGCTTCTTTTTCAGTGAGTAATTTTTGTTCTACGACTCTATCCTGTAGAGTTTTAACAGTAGCTCTTGCAAAGCCTATTAACAACGCTTGATTAGGTTTTAACCCACCTTTTATATAATTAGATAATATGTTTAAAATTTTTGTTGTTTTACCGCAGCCAGGTCCACCTAATATTTTATATCTTTGTTGATATGGATAATATTTATCTATCATTAAAATGCACTTTCATTATTAGAGAAGTTAGGAACATCCTGCTTAACTTCTGGTTCCTCTTCAAATTTTTCTTTGTTAACAACGTATACCCATCTTTTTACACCCTCTTTAATATGAAACTTTTCTCTTGCTACTCCAGGTATTTTTTTTAACATTTGATGAGTAAGGTCTGATGTTATATTCCAATCATCTGCTTTTAAATATTTAAAAAAATCATTAAAAGTAAACCTTATGTCAGTATCATCTTCGTACGGCCTTCCTAATAATATTTTTTTCTTATCCTTACTAACTCTTGTGTTGTAACAAAAATTTTCTAAATTATTTTTTAATTTAAATGTAGGTAGACTTTCTTCAGGTGCATCTATCTCTGTAGCTTTTTCTTGTAAGCTTCTTAATTGCATATCCCAATTTTTTATTTTAGGTGGTGTCTTTCCTGTTTGCTCTGTCGCAGCCTCTCTTGCTAAATCTTGTTTAACTAATTCTTTTGACGATAACCTTACTTCTTCGCCATTAAAACCAAGATACCACATCTTTGGGTTTGATGTTACATAAGATAATGGACCCAACACTAATTCACTGTTCAGTGATCCACTAATTCCAAATTTTCTTTTTATGCATTCTTCTTTATTACAAAAACTTTTTAACCAATCTTGATCACATCTATATACGTAATCTCTTTTATCTCTTGACCCGATCACGTTACTGACCTCACTAAAACTCATGCCTTTTCCTGCAGGTTCAAAAAATTTTTTATTATATTCTAATGTTTTATCTTTCCATTCTTCAGGATATCTCTGTTTAATATAACGAGTCATATCTAATAACACTTCATTTCTTTGACTTTTAGGAACTCCGAAAGAGGCTAAAGCTTGCATACAAGGAGGGCCATCTTGAAACCAATCTCCTGCATCACCTTCATCTATGTTTGATTTTAATTTTTTAAGTTGGGAGGGAGTTACTTTATTTCTTTCGTAGTGTTCAAAGAACTCTTCGAGAGTGGCAGCACCGCCATCCTCCTTTATCATGTACCGGACCGTTTTTTTATAATTGTGGTAAGGTAGATTTATCCAACTACCTGCAGACCCTTTTTCTAAATTTAAATATTTTTGAACAGGAAAAATTTTATCAGGTTTACAGTCCCCAAATATATTTTTTATACTATGAAGTTTTTCTCTTAATAATAAAGCTGGCACAGGTTCTGTTAGAAATATGTAAATGTGTATACCACCGCTTTTAGATTTAAAAGGTATGAATGGAGCGTTTAAACTTTTTATTTTTTTAAATAATTCTTTTACATCTGGCCTATACTCATCTAAATCTATTGCACCCCATGTGCAAGTGCTATCACTTTTTATAGGACAAAGACCTAAACTATCTGCCTTTATAGTTTTATTTTTAGTTTTGACTTCAAATCTTGTCCCCTCTAAATGTGCTTTCCACATATCCTCTGTGTGCGCATAAGAAGAAGTAAAGGAAGTTCCAGATTTTTTTCCATCACCGCTACTTGTATCTATTTGATGATAGCCAAACCTTTCCTCTAATCCATCAAAGATTTTTTTAAACTTTTGTATCATGTTTAATTTTAAGTGGGCGTTTCCACGCTAGCTTCGACGCCCACTACCTAGGATTCTAGTATGCGTGTTTAGACTCTCTATCCTCTGAGCCGTGCTTAGGTTGGATCTCACCCTTACCTACAGAAACTGCAAATGATTTTGCCATGTCATAGATGGCTTTATCTGTAACTGGCCCTACTTTTGCAACATCCCAACCAAACCATGTTCCTTTGTCGTTAGACATCTGAACGGTTGATAGTTTATAAATGTGGCTGTAAGTAGGCGGAGTAAACAAACCGTTTTTACCCTGCATTTTGATACCCATCATCATTGAGTTCCATTTTCTACTAACTTTTAATTGAGTAGATTTCATTGATATTAAGGCCGTTGATGGATTATCACCAACTGTTAACACAAAATGACTAGCTGTATTATCTAGATAATTACCATTTGGTAATCTATCTTTGTAATCTTTACCTCTAGTTGTTTGACTCACGATATCACTATCTGCATC